ATTTGTGTTCGTAGAATACTTGTTTCTCCAAGTAGCTCTTGTAATCTAGCCTTTGCAGCTTTACCAAATAGCTTTTCTACTTTATCACTTGTACGTGATTCGGGTGTATCAATACCCATGATTCGAACTCGCTCATCTGCCATGATAATACCGAATCCTAGATCGATGTCTACATCAACTGTATCTCCATCAATCACTCGCACGATTGTGCATTTGTATTCATACATTGTTTGACTCCCTTGTACGTATGTTTTATTTATACAAGGGAGTCTTACAGCGTTAAAAACTAAAGCTTACGCCTACTGTCGTATCTTTATATTTCCAGTCATTATCAGCAGTAACTGTCACATATGCAGTTGCCATACCGTTTACTGAATAAGAAGCGTTTACTTCTGATCCAACAAAATCAAAGCTTGAAGCACTTGAATATGCACCTTTTACTTTAGGTGTTACCATTACACCAAGCATATCAACTTTTACACCAGCATCATATGCCCATTTTTCAGTTGTTACGTTATACTCAGTTTTGCCGATTACAGCTGGACGTTCCCAACCTTCGGCTGCAGCAGCACCTGCAAAAGTTACAGCCGCAGCGGCCGCTAAAATTACATGTTTCATTTTTTATTCCTTTTTGTTTAAAAAAATGAGGGGACTTATATAAGCCCCCGCACTATACTTTCTGTTTTTTATGACTACAAGTCTTTTGCGTCAGTTAGCATTAGATACTTTGCTTCTTCATGGTAACCCATTCTAGAAAGCTCAGATGCAGCTCGTGCTTTTCCTAATGATAGGAAGAAGCTATTAAATCCACTAAAGAATCCACCAACCGGTGCTAGGGCATATTTCATTACTGATTCAGTCATTAGAAGTATCTCCGTAGTGTTGTTGCATCATGTGTTTTATAAGCAACGCCACGAATATCTCCTCGAGTTAAACCAATATCGCGTAAGTCTGCATCAGAGAGTTTTGATAGTGCACTGATGGTTTTCTTAGCTTCTGAAGTTTCCTTGCGAGTTGTTTTTATATCTTTAAATAGATCTAACAGAGCTCTAATTGCGTTCTGTAAGAAGTTGGCTTGTATTAGTATTAGGTTTGTCATTGGTAGATTCCTCGTTTTTTCCAATATTAATTTTACGAGGACGCTGATCTTCAGGGATAATAACTTTCAACTCAATTGCTAAGATACCATCGATGATGTCAGCTCCGTGCACTTGCACGTGTTCGGACAGCCTAAAGGTACGTTTGAACTTCTTCGTAGAAATACCACGATGAACGTATTCGCGACCTTTTTTCACATGCTCACCTGTGATAGTGAGAGTCCTTTCATGCATTTCGATGTTAATACCATCTTTACTGAAACCTGCTACCGCTAATTCGATAAGGTAGTCTGATTCGCCAGTCTTTAGAATATTATGGGGCGGATAGTGATCGTGGGCATGTTTGGTAACATGGTCCAGTTCTTTTAGTAGATGATCAAATCCAACGAAAGCGGATGAAGGGAATAGTGTAGTATTAAATTTGCCTGTCATTTTGTTCTCCTTAGTGAAAAGCAAGATTGTATAGGAACCAGAGTATTCTGCATTCCAGGGTTATTTATACATTTTAGATAATCAATTTCGATTCATTTGTAATGATTTTCGAAAACATTGTTTGATATTGCTTCTTAAGCGTTTCTACTGGATCTACCATAAACATAACATAGCTTCGTGGAATTTCCATTCCATCTTTAGCATCTGAATATGCCATAAACGGCGCAAGTCCAAGGGAGTTAGCTTCTGTTGGAATCAAGATAGCAACATCTGATAGAGTCAAATGATCCTTGTTACTTGAGTCAACAGTGCATAGTAGTTCTTCGCCAGTAGAGATACGGACGATTTTAATATCACTCATGATTTATCCTGTAATAATGTTATAAATTTCTTTCCAGTTCTGTACACGAGTAGCTTGACCTTTATAGCCAGCATTAAACCCGTGTGAAACCAGTAAGCTGTTTAAACCGAGTGCGACACCTAAGTCTGCATTCTCTGGTTTATCTTCTACCCAATAGCATTCGCTATCTCGGTATTGTTCTAATGCGTCGTCTTTATCAGCGCCTGTATCTAAACAAACTACTTCTTCAAAGACAGTTGGACCAAATAGTTCTGCTAGATTTTGCGTACGCAACTTAGCTGCAGAAGGATCAAGGCTCATGCTAGTGATACAACGAAAGACATATCCATGTTCTTCGTGTAGTTTACGAACATATTTAATAGCATCACGTAGAGGAGAAAGATATCTCATCTGTGCGCTTTCATTAAAATGCGTTACAAGCTTTTTGCAATCAGCTCGATCAATGCCAAACATTAACTCCATATCATATGAGGTTACATTGTCTTGACGTTCAAATCCTGACTTGATCATCCATTTGGTAAAACCGTGAACCCAGTCAACTAGGACTCCATCACAGTCTGTAAGTATTACTTTTTCTTTCATCATATAAATCTCTCCTTTTTTGATTATAGTCCCATTATACCACAATCAAGCAAGGATGTACACCTTTATTTTCATTTATTTGAATTTATTTATTGCCAATGTTGTATTTTGGGCAGAGTTCCCATTTGGACTTTTCTTTATATGATACAACTTTGATCTGTCTCAACGGAGCCTTTTGCAGTGCTTCATTCTGTGAGAACTCTACAAGTCCCCAATCACTAAGCAATGTAGCAATAGTATTACGTCGTTGAATATCATTCTCTAATAGATTAGACGGCTTACCATCTAATAGAAATAACTCTTTAAAGTGGACAATGAAATATCGTCCTTGCTTATGTAGGATATGACAAGACTGAAATAGCTTGTTGTCATGACGTGATGCCACACCAATCCTAGTTAAAGTTTCTCTTACTTTTAGAAAATCATCTGGTTCGTTGAGAGTAACTTCCAGCATAATTGCCGGCGTCCACTCAATTGGTTTACTTTCTTCCACCTTTATACACCTTCATCCTTAATTCTTCAATTTGTTCTCTTGATAATATTGTCAAAACTTGGCGTGCTTTTTCATTGCTATAGCCATAATATTCTTTAACAACTTCTACGTCATTAGGATTAGTAGGTTTAGCCCATTTAGCAAACCTTTTCTTTTTCCTAACACTATTTATAAAAAAAGAAAACTGGAGTTTTGAGTCTAGATGATGATATTTATTCATCTCGTTTGCAAGAAGGATGGTATCTGGATGATATGATAGAGAACGATTAACCATAAAGGCATTATACGCTTTCTCAGTTATATCATCGATCATGATATCTTTCTTAGTGGTGTTGATTGCATTAAGAAATTCAAAGGGATTCATTGAGTATCCTTTCACGCAGTTCAGTAGTAGACCATTTATGATTACGAGCGTTGTAGTATATTTCAATTCCGATTTCACGTGCAGTAAAATCTTCATTGCGATATTCATTACCAATAATACGAAGATCTATATTATTATTCATAATTAAAGCATATAAATCATCTTCAGTCTCATAAGGTATAATCTCGTCGACATACCTACAAGCATCAACTTGAACAAACCGTTCATACATTGACTGAACTGGTTTATTCTTTTCTTTGCGATCTATACTTGGATCTGTTTGAAGTGCAACAATTAAGTGATCACATTGATTACTTGCATCTTTAAGCATTAATACATGACCAGCATGAAATAGATCGAATGCACCTGCTGTGATACCTACTACTTCCATTCTGCACCTGCCATAATCTCAGTCATACAAGCAACTACATTCATCTCATGATCTGCGACGAAAGCATTCTTGTACTGATAATCTGCAAGGATAATTACAACTTGAGGAATAGATTGTGGTTGTAGGTGGTCTGCCATCTTATCATATACAGCACGAAAGATTGCATGTGGTTCGGTATCGATATTGTTTACAACCCACTGACGCATGCCTTTAAAGTCTTTACCTTTAAGTTTATCCATCAACGATTTGATGTTAGTATCTCCTAGATTAACTAGAACACCTGCATCAATAGTACCACTAACAGAATAACGTTGGCATTCATTTAAAACACGACGCCAATCAGGGAAGTATCGTTCAACGAGTTGTGCAAGCACCGCTTTATCGAACGTAACATTCTCAGCTGTAAGTATATCCATGAGACGCTTAAAGAATGCACCAGCAATAGCAGGCTTTTCACTATTTGGAATTGCGAACTCATAGACAGAACAACGAGAATGAAGTGGCTCAATGATACGATTCTTAAAGTTACATGTCATAATGAAACGACAATTGTTTGAGAACTCTTCAATGAAACCACGTAGTGCAGGTTGAGTAGACTGAGGATTGAGGTAATCAGCCTCATCTAGTATGACTACTTTATACCCACCGAGTAATGATACACTTGAAGCGAATTGTTTAATCTTACCTCGTAGTGTATCGATGTTACCTTCTTCAGAACCATTGATAATGATGTAATCTAGATTAAGCTCATTACATAAAGCTTTTGCAACCGTAGTTTTACCTACACCAGCTGTACCACTAAACAACATGTTTGGCAACTGGCCTGTAGTCATTATCTCACCGAAGCAAGATTTTAGAGAAGCTGGTAGTACACAATCATCGATTGTAGCAGGGCGATACTTCTCTACCCATAAAAATTCATTAGACATTCACGATCTCCATTATATAAAGGTTTATTATACCACATATTATTAAATATGTACATAACTATTATACATCATTTCCTTTTAATTCGATACAAACTGCTTGTGTGCCTGTATCAAAATAACCACTGCCTAAGCCGTGGTATTCACTTAGTGCTTCTCTAGCTTTGAAACAATTCTCCATAGTATCAGCAACAGTTACCTTTTCAACATAAGGCATAGTTTCATAAAAATAAATAAAAACTAATACCCACATTATAGTGATCTCCATACTACTCGAATATAGTGAGCATCTAAATGTTCTCTATATTCAATTGCATCAAAGGTACAAGTAAAGGCTACACCATTTATAATATGTTTAATCA